CATGTGGCTGCTATCTCATTTGGTGAAGAGATTTTAACTTTTAGTTTAAGCATCATTCTGTCGCCTATAGGATCTTTAATACTCTCAATGGAATAATAAGTTGGTGTGGCATTAGTAGTTCTTAATCTATCTATATGTGTTAGGTTGTTAATATATTTGGTAGTTAATTCAAACCAATATTCATTAAGTTGTCCACCCAATGCTAATACTTCTCTGTCATTTAGTGGTTTAACACTGCACCATATTTTAGTTCCATCAGTCCAGGTGGTTAAGGGATCACCAGCACCATCTACTGACACTGTTTTTGTTTGAATAATATATGGTAGTTCTCTGCTTCTACTTGGTCTATACATCAGTTTTTATCCACATTTAAATAATATCTATTACCAATATTAAAGCCCCAATCACTATTAGGTCCGCCTATTGCTTCTAATCCACATTTATGACTATTGATAGTATTGATGATTGATTGAGGAATAGTTTTATCTGGATTACCTCTGTTATCAAAATAATAGGCTATTAGATCATATGTTGCCATAATTAAATCTGCGGGGAGATAATCCCCGTCTGGACTTACTACATATTTAATCTTTAAGCTGTCTATTGGTCTGTAGTTTTCACTTGGCATTACATCAAAATATACTCTGTTGCCTTCTGTTTCTAAATAATATGTTGAACTATCTACAGTGGTATTTTCATTGGCTGTATTAAATGTTCTAACATATGATATGGAACTTGCTGGTCTATAGATTAGTTGAAATACATTTGATATTTCATTGTAGTCCCAGAACTGGCAGTAAGATGCTTCTCTCAATAATAGGCCAGTTTGTCGTTCAACTACTTCGGTTGCTTGGTTGATGAGTAGTTTTAATACTGCATCACTATCCTCATAGTTTATATTTAGATAGTTTTTCACATTAGTTAGTGTGAGTATTTGACTTACTGGTGCGGAACTTCTTACTATTCTCATTTCTATATCCTTTTCTGCCGGTTGTGAGCAGTCTTATCTTCTGTTGGTTGTTGATGGGACTCCGGCATTGCTATTATTTATTTATATTTTGATATAGTATATATGAGTTAGGGGCATTTCTGCCCCTTTCTCTGTTCCTATTTTATTAGGGATTATTTTGCTGTTAGAACTCTCAAAGCTCTTAAGTCTTTGTAGAAGCCAGCATTTCGTTGTTTGTAGTAATATTTGGTGTATGCTTTATTGGTTATAACATCAACTACTGTTTTAGTTCCAGCTGGTTGATTTAATAGGGCATATGCCTGACGGAAGTTACCTATTAGAGCAACAGGGTTACCAGCAGCGGTAAATGATGTCATGTTAGGGAATTCAACTACACGAACACCATTGAAAGATGCAGGGTCACCTACATTTACAGATGGTTTGTATAGGTATTGGCCATCATTGTCTTTCATTTTTAATAGTGTTTGGATTGTTTTGTTGCTTCCACCAATAGTTAGTTCTGCTGGATTAAATCTGTATCTTAAATCAATGGCATACATTGCTGTATAAACATCGTCTAGACCAAATCCTAATCCACCAGTAGCGATAGCAGAGACTGGTTGAGTAGCAGCTACTTCACCAATTCTATCCCAAGTTGATACTGAAGATAGAGCAGCATCAGCTAATAGACCTCTAACACCAGCACCAGTTGCGGCACCGTTTAGGAAGTCTTCTGATAGGGCGAATGAAATAGTTTCACTAATGTTGCCATTAATAAATCCAACTAGGTCGAAGCTAACATCAGCTAACATATCTTCTGTAACCCAAGGTTCAGCTTCATAGTTGCCCATTAGACCACGAACTTCTTCGTGTGTACCAGTTGAAGTATTAGTAGCAGCAGAAGTTTCAACAGCTCTGGTAACACTAAAGTTGCTTGTTTGAACGATTCTGATTGGATCTCTAGCAGTTGTTTCACCAGTTTCAACTAGTTCCATCCAAGGTGTCATAGCACGAACCTGTGCGATAATACCTGTAGGATTATCAGTTGGTACTAAATATCCACCAGTATTGTTGTTGGTATCACCCACAGCAACGGCACGATGAATATTGTTGTATTCATCAACTACTTTTCTTTCAGAATCAGAAAGATCATATTTAGCAACACCTCTTAATAGTTTGCTGTTTAGAACTGCTTTATAATCAGTTTCTAATATTTCTTCAGCACGGGTTTCATAACCATTGCTGGATACAGTTAGAGCAGCATTGAATTTGTCTACTTGATTTTGTAGTTCAATAACTGTTTTTTCTAACTTGCTGTTTTTTTCAGATAAAAGTACATCAGCATCTTTTACTGTTTTTTCTAATGTGTCAAGTCTTTCAACATTGGCACGATTAAGAGTATTAAGACTTTCCTTAATCTCGTTTAGTTTGTCGCTCATTTGTTTTCTCCTTTAGAAGGGTTAATATATTTTCTAAATCATCAGAGTGGTTATCCGGCTCTTGATGTGGAGAATTAATCTCGTCGGCTCTTTCAATACTGGATTCTTGTTCAGCACCACCTGTTTCCAATAATCCTGCTATTTGGTCTAAAAGTATGTTGGTTGCATCTTCTCTACTAATAACATTTGATTGAACGAGTGACATTTGAAGAATATCATTTAGTTCATCTAACAATTCTTCTTCACTATCGTATTTATTTAGTTCTTTTATTCCAAGTTCAACTATCTTATTTATTAGGATTTCTTCATTTTCACTATTTAGTTTGTGATAGTTTTCAGCACTTCTAACCATTTCAACCATTGCTTCTGGGTTAGCGGCGAATGTTACTGGACTTATTTCCATTAAGGCAAGTTCTTTTAGATCATAAATACCATCTTCTGAATCTTCACCTTTTATTAGACGAGCACCAATGCTCAAGCCTTTTAATATTTTTTTCTTGTAGTTACTGTATACTTCAGCTGCTCTGGCAATATCTTTATTAAGGTATCCTTTAACGAATAATCCTTTAGCATCTTCATAACCAGATTCCCATTGACCAATAACTTCATCTGGATTGTGATTCCAAAGCATTGGTATTGGCATACTTTCTTTTAGGCTTTTCTTAAAACTGCCTTTAATAGTTCTAGTTCCATATGAATCAACCACATTAAATACGGAGGCATAACCTTCCAACACCCATCTGTCATCTTCTTCAAAGGCTCTAATGGTTTCTGGTCTATATGAATATATAATTTCTTTAGTCATTTTCTGTTCCCGTTGTTGAAGGGTCGTTTTCATTACCATTATCTTCCATTATATCGCCAGAATCTTCTGAGGTTGTTTCATTAGTTGTTTCATTATTTGTATTATTTATATTATCTTCTTCTGGTTCATAGCCTAACAGTTCTCTCATCTCATTTCTGGTTAGGAAGTTAGCCATTTTAAGCTTATAATCCAGTTCTTTATTTCTAACTGCATTAAGTGCCATAACATTATCATAGTTTATTTTTAAGCTAATATCTGGCCATAATGTTCTAAACCATCCTTCAACCTGTGTTCTAAATGCTTCTAATTCAGGCATAACTGTTTGAGTGTAGAGTGTTTCATATGCTGTATCTATGTTGGAGTATGTGCTGTCACCTTTAAATCCTAATAATACTGGCGGCACACCTAAAGCAAGTGCTATTCTTTTAGCGGATATTTCTTCCAACATGCTAAAATCCATATCTTTTGAGTTTAATCCAAGTTCAACTACTTTGGTGTTTGGTCCTGCCTGCATAACCAATGCTTTACCTGTATTATCACTACCAGAGAATGTTCCCACTGAGTTTTTAATTTTAGCATACTTTTCAGCAGTCATATCTAAACCAGTTCCATCAAACATCATAAGGAAGCTGGGTCTTGCTCCGTTCTTTAATAGGTTGTAGTTCCATTTACTTCCTGAGTTGGTTATCTTTACACTTGCCCATGCTGAACTTAATCTGCTTATTCCTCTATTACTGCCAGCAGCCCAATTGAATTTATGTAGGACAGGTTCAAATGTTATTTCACCTACCTTTATTTCTTTTGATATTGTTTTTACTGGTTTGTTGGGTTTTTTAATTTCATATAGGCTGGGTTTTATTTCAACTTCATTAGGTTCTAAATAAGTTAGATAGCCATTGCCTCTTTTTGCTGCGGCTGCATCTGGACAATATAAGAAGTATTCACCTGCTAAATCATTATATATTATGGATTGTTCTACTATGTCATCCCAATAACAACCAGTGTAGAAGTGTTTTTCAAATAATATATTCCATAAACTATGATATGGACTAGTGACAGGTGGTTTTTTAGTTATATGTCTATCCTTAACCCATAACTCCCATACTGGTTCTTTAGCTGCTGTGGTTTTTTTATTGATGCAGGCTGCTACATATGAGTTAACTATGTAGCCTTGTTCTAAATTCTTTTTATAATCTGCTGTATCAATATCACTTGAATTTAACTCCAATGCTTCTGCCAGTTGAGCTGCTGTGGTTATACTACCAAAGTTGCTTAATGCTCTTTTTTCATCTGGTTTGTTAAATCCTAAATAATCAAGTATTCCCATGGATAATCCTTTATGGTTTTATATTGTATTTATAGTTTTATCATATATATACTTCTTGTAATGGAGGAGATGCTAATTTTTTAAGTTCTGTGATGGCATATACCAATGCTGATATTTCGTCTGGTTGATGTTCTCCGTTATATGCATCCCAAGTTATCATACTCTTTTCAAGTATGTCTAGTCCTTTTGTGTGATATACTTCGCCTCTTTTATAGCAATGTGCTACAGGTTCACTTCTTAAATGGCCACTTTGTCTTGCCCAAACATCTTTATAGGCAATATTTTTATCTATACTTCTTAATGTATATTGAACTAAATCGCCCCCGTAGTTTCTTTCTGCCAAAATAAGATCAGCAGAATATTGATTATATAGTTGAATACTTCTTGTTGCCCATTCAGCAGGTGCATATTTGTCTGTTGCATCTTTTAGTATATAGACTTTATCATCATATCCTAATCCAGCCACTATTATGCCGGTTTTATCTGAGTGTTTCTTCTTACTACCAGCAGGGTCTATTGCCACTACTTTTCTCTTTAGTGGTGGTATGCTTTCTTTGGGTATGCTGTGTATCCATTCCTGCATCCATACAGCATTTTCATTGGGTGCTTCAAATGCTTCAATGGCTGAGTTTGGGTATTCCCTCTTGAATTGATTTTCACCTCTAAGTAGAGTGCTTATCTTATTTCTTCTCCAGAATATTTGTTCATCACTTATCTTAAAGGTGTTCTTTAGTTCATGTTCATAGTTGGTTAGTTCAAAATGTTCTGGCAGTTCTTTGGTGTATTCCTTTGTCCAAAACCATGGGCTGAATATGGGTAAGTATTCATTACTTCCTGCTACTGCATCTTGCCATATCTTATAGAACATTCCTCTTGGGCCTGCTGAAGTTGATTCCAATATTATTTCTGTATTAGGCGAATCCGGAACTGCTTGAAATGCTCCTGCCATAATCTCGTCTTCATTTTGATAATAGGCTGTTTCACTTCCATGAAATAAATGTATGGTTGTTCCTCTACCAATACTTCTCATTCCTGCTGTGGCAATCTTATAACCACTATCTAACTTATCGAATGACAGTTCTCTGGCATTGTTCTTCTGTATAGTTGGTTTGACTAGATAAGGTAAGTTTTCATAATATCTTTTAGTCATTTCAAATAGGTTGTTGGTTGCATCATTGTGGTGAGTTAATATGAAACTTCTTGTTCCCATTCGGTGTGTTGTTTGATGAAAGTATCGTGCTCCAATGTATGTTGATAGGCCTTGTTGGCGGGATTTCAACACTATTGCTCGTACCTTACCAGTTCTTTGCTTTTGTTGTTCAAGTAGGTTATGAACATATAGTTGAACTTCATTCATTGTAAATGGTTGTAGTTTTTGGTCTTTGGTTGATATGGTGAGGCACTTACCCGCATAATGAATTAAATCATGCTTTAATCTTTTTCTTATGGCTAGTTCTTCCGGACTCATTCAAACAAATCCTTTGGTAAGTCTGTTTCTACTTCTTTTTTTTCGATAACAGTTTCTTTTTTCCCTTTAGGTGCTTTGAGATTCCATGCCGCTATTCTCTTTCTGGATATTTCAACATAATCAGGATTTAGGTCTATGCCGGTGAATTCCATACCCAGTTCTTTAGCCGCACAACCTGTACTACCACTTCCCATAAAAGGGTCGAGAACTCTACCACCCGGAACGGTGACGAGAGTTATTAGATACTTCATTAAGCTGATTGGCTTAACGGTTGGATGGTTATTTTCAACTGCCTTTCTTGGGTCTGGTTGGCTTCCCACAAATGAAGTTCCACCACCATTAGTTATTCTATTTGGAAGATTATCAAACCCAACATTCCGTTCCGCCCTTCCAACTTTAGGAACATAGGCATAGTGAGCGAAATCATCTTCAACCGGTAGAAGGAAGGCTTCCTGCTTTTCCGGTATTTCACCTATAATGTTGGAGGGGAATCTACCTACACCTTCCGATAATTTAACTTTTTTATCTTTATCGTTAAATCCAAAGACATTATTATTTTTATGAAATCCTGGCATAAACGAATATGGTTTATCACCAATCCTACTACCATCAATGTTTAGAGCACCTGTTTCCCATTCAAGTGAGTTATCTGCGGTTGATCCTTCCATTGGCTTTCTTGCGATAACAGCGGGTTCGAGGGCGGGCTTTAATGCTGTTTTCCACCCAGCCCACTTTTTTGCTTCTGGGCTGGGTGGAACTATTTGATTTCTTTCTGGGTTAGCGAAATCACCAAACTCGTGATAGTTTGCTAAACAAGCAGAACCCGTTGCCATTTCCTTTGGAACTACTCTCGTTTCTTCAACACCCTGTCGCTTCTGTATTATACGACCCACATCTTGTGCTTTGGGGAAACCTGAACTGAAAATCCAACCAACCATATCTCTAATTTCAAATCCCACATCTTCAAGATTGGTTGCTATTCTATGATATGTTCGGGTTGCGGCGAATGCGATAATGTATCCACCGGGTCTCAGCACTCTATGAACTTCTCGCCATAATTCTACTTTTCCTTGGTTTTGGTCCCAAGCTCGATTTAAAAATGATATACCATACGGATTCACGGAGGGTCGCAGACTACACTGTGAAAATAGTTGTCTGGATAATTCTTTAGAACCTCCGCACTATCACCGCAATGTAGGCTGAAACCCTCTGGGCATCCTCCTTTCATTGATTGTTGTTTCCTTTTGTTTCGTTTCTCCATTTCATTGCGGTGTTCATATTGGCTAGTGCTTTACCGCTTTTACCCTCAAACTTTTTCACCCATTCCTGCCATTCTTGTACAGATAATGATTGTATCTTTTGTTTTCTTTTATTTGTTAAATCACCCAACTGACCTCTATAACGAGCATCTATTTGGTTTTGTCTATTGTCACCTAAATAAAGATGATCGGGGTTGACACACCATTTATTATCACATGTGTGACAAGCGAATTCTTTTGAATTTCTGGGTTTTTTGCCAACTATTTCTAATGCGATGCGGGGTGCTCGCTCATTGTTCCATCTACGAATTGTTTTGAAAATACCATATCCTTCGCCATCACGGGTATGGTTCCATTCCCAACATCCATCTGATCTTTTGGTGTATCTTGTATGAAATAGTTCTATCTCGTGAAAATAGAGTGTTGATGTGTTATCTTCTAATGTTGAAAGGAATGACCCTACTGAGTGAAAATAGTTGTCTGGATATTGTTTTAATACTTCGGCGGAATCGCCACAATGAAGTGTCGTGCTTTTTGATTTCATA